CCTGAAGTATCAATAACTAAATGTGGGTCAGTTCCTGGGGAATTATCACTACCTATCATAAATTTATCACTGTCACTATTATCAATACCAACTGACCAATCTTGAGCACCAGTAGTCCTTAAATGAAGGTATGGGTCTCCAGTACCATCTTCATCAATCATAATACGAGTATTGCTTGATGTATCTCCATACATATGAAGTAAGGCTTCTGGTGAAGCAGTCCCAATGCCAACTTTGCCACCATCTTGTAATGTTAATATATCAGTCCATGCAGTTCCACTTGTATAGTTTGAAAAGTGTAGATCATCGTCACTTGCATTTACCCACATTCTCCACTTATCAGCATTATCATCTCCCTGATCAGCAAATAAATCAAGTATTGCATTTCCACCTTCGTCTGCAACTATTTTAAGAACAGAAACATTACTACTATATACTTGTACAGTTCCTGACTTTGTATTTGTATCGGTTGTCCATGTTGTTGACGTTGAGGACATTAATTCTCCTTTTTATAAATTGGGGACTGATAATCCCCTTACACCAGATTTACGAGACTTTTGTTTCATCGTTTGATTCTCATACATCTGTCTATAATAAGCTGCTTGTTCGAGATTACCTTGATCTTCGTATAATCTTGTCTTTAAATAACATACTAAACTTGGATGAAGACTTGTGTCAAGACCAATGTCAGTATCTAAATCTTCAGTTACGGCAGCAACAGTCTCATATTTAGATTTATATGTTATACGAAGACCATCATCAATAAATAATGATGTCCAAGAACCAGTCTCAGTACTCTCACTATTTGTTGCACTTATTACAAAAGTATTTGTATCAGAAGATGTTATTTCATAATTACCATCATAACTTGTAGTGCCAGATATTGAGACTCTATCTCCAACTCCATTTGTAACTTCAAGTCCATGTGATGCAGATGTTATGGTAACGTTAGAGCCTGCACTTGTACTCGTAGCTGTTATAGTTCCACTTAAACTACCATCTCCTTGGAATGTATCATATTTCTCTGTTGTACGCTCACTTGAAGAAGTTGATGTTGTATCTAAACATAATATTGCTAAACGCTGGTCATCATTAAACCATGCAAAATAATCATTTGGATAAGTTCTGCTTGCCATATTATCTCCTATTTAAGTGCATCATTAGAAGCGTCAGTATCAGCTCTAAGTAATTTATGAGGATCACTAAGTTTTGGTATCATTATATACCTATCATTAGTATCAAGTATTTCAACACGCTCAATACTTAAAACTGTAGCAGGTAAATCATACCAACGCTTTTTCTTTTCA